CCTGAGCGCACCCAAGCATACCCGCAGTGTTCGTTATTCAGTATAGGAATGAATTCATTTTCTACCTGACAGAAGAACGTATGATATGTGAAGCTACCATTTGTGAACTTTTGTATAGGAATTAGTTTCATTCCAGGATCAATAAAACCCATTTCTTCCATACATTCTCGTTTGACACCATCTGCTAATGTCTCATCAACTTCAATACCTCCTCCAGGAATGCTCCATGTAGGGTTCTGCTTGTCGGTACGTAGTAAATATAAAAAGCTGTTAGTTGATTGACTGTAGAAGAATACGCCGGCTGCTTGTTTTGTCATATTAAATTACAATACTATAGTCGCCTTCATTGTACCAGCCTTCATACGATTTGACCCACATGCCTTCTTGCGGTACATATCTATATTGTATGCTTGTAGTTAGATTAGTCACAAACTCTACTGTAGTGGCTTCTTCTGCGGAAAACACTACTTCCCACTCTCCGCTAGTTGAATTGTATTCAATAATATCATTGGCTTGAGCAACTAAATTGCCCCACGCAGTAGTTTCGTCGCCCTCAAACCCAATATCTTCAACTATTAAATATCTAACATTTGGCCACGGCCCCGGCAATCCAGCATTAGGACCGGTCAACTGGGGATTAATAATAGCATTGATTGGATCAAGCGTATTTTGCGGTAGAGTATCTGGGTCAATATTATAGATTAAGAATCTATCATCAACTGGATTAGGAACAATTGTGCCTACAATATCATCTTCCATATATGGATTTTGTAACCATATTTGACTAATACCGGGTTTAATTGCCCCATAGACGTTTAACAAACTTGTCCAATATAAATCTGTATTTGGATTTACCGGTTGCTCTAATGAACTATTAGGCGGGTAAAATGCAGTGGCTTGAGGCAATAATTGTAATTGATTGCCTAACAGCAATACTTTGTATCCATATGGACTAATCTTTTGTCTAGTACCCAATAATAAATCTTCATCTTGAATATCGTCAAGCGCAGATCCTTTGAAAATACTAGCAATGACTTTGTGGATGACTCCCATCTTCTTGAGCTTACTGGCAGTAGTTAGCCATATGGGCATGTAGAACTTCCAAGTTAGTATGTCTATTGGATTTCCAGTGCCTTGTGGGATTTGTCTACTAGTAAAAGTTAATCCGTCTTGGAATACTGCACTCAGAGAAGTCCAGTCAACAAAGTTATCAGTACTTTGAAGTTCTAATGCTGGGTTGAATAATGTTCCCAACTGTTCAATAATTTCTAACTTCTGTTGATAATTTGTAGTCCAAAAATCAACAGTAATACGCAACGTATATGGAACTGGCATCAATCTTTCAACTGTAAATGCTTGACCTTGCGTAGTTTCATAACTCTGAGTTTCGGGATTATATGCTCGTTGTCTAACATTTACTTTATCAACAAACGTAGGCTCTTGCGTCCACTTTTGATTATACTCTAGTCCGCTGATATAATATGTAATCAACGGAGCACTTGGTAAATTGCTTGCCGAGTTATTAGCAATAATCGTTGATGCTTGTCTAGAGCTATCTCCATACATAATTGGCACACGAACAAGAATATCATTTCCGTTTGGATCCTTGCCCTTAGTAACATACCAGTTACTAAAGATTTTAGCAAACTGAATTAAGAACCTTCTTATCTGATTGTCGTAAAAATACTGTGCCATCTATTATACTTCCGGGGGTATTGGGTCAAGAGCAGGCCGCAACACAGACGACAGTGGTTGTGCTTCGGGTACAACTTCTCCCGCATTATTTAGATAGATTTCGCCCTGGTTGTTAATAAAGCCTGACAACAATGAAGTGTCTTCCGCAGTAAATCCAGTATCAGTTCTTACATTTTCACTTATACGAATCCATAATTTACCGTCCCAACGATATAATAACTGCGGCATATAGTCAATGCGTAAGAAATAGTCACCCACTTGTGGATTCTGTGGGAAACTTATTCCAGCTCCGACGGGGAATCCATTTGGTGCAGTACCGTCACCGGTCATGTATCCTGCACTATAACCGAACGTTCTAGGACTTGACCTAGTGATATATTGGAATCTAGGATCGCAGTCTGCACGATAATCCATCTGCTGAGTGATATCACCTGTAAAGCCAGGCTGCGTCGGGTCTTGGTCAGCCGTTGAGTAAGTGTTATCAGCAGTACCATATGGACCAGTAATAATTCCTAATGATTGCACTGCTAATGACTTAGTAGTTTCTACTGATCCGGATCCGCTTTCGGTGCGAACAGGAGCTTCTTCTACCATATTCAAGCTAGCTTGAACAAACTTGTCTAGCTTGTCCTCTATATCCATGTCAGCAGTCATATCCCAAATGCTAGTTAATACTTCTTTTTTAATCTTTATACCAACACTAGGATTCTTATATTTTTGACTACGCATAAACACCACAGTTCCTTCTACTGGAATTGCAGTTCCGGTATTGCTTGAAGTGATAACATCAACAGGCGGGGCAGGCTGGTTGGTCTTATCTGACAATACATTGTTAGACTCGTATCTTCCATATGTAGGTACTACATATAGCTTACTCGTATCATAACCTGCTTTAGGAACGATTCGCTTGGCTTCTTCAAGCTGTGCATTATTGATTGCTATATTCTTGTTATAGGTTGACAGAATATCAGCAAGGTTGCCGTTCTCAATCTCTTTCCAATATGTTGGATTAGGTGGTGTGACACCCGCCGGGACCTCAATGATAGATTCATAGAGCTTATCACCAAAGTTAATTGTGTAGCCCGGCGGATATGTTTTATCCTTATCCCAATTGCCAAGATAGTTGTCTTGATTGATTGGTTCTTTAAGAATGTCACTAAACTCTTGGCTGTTGACAAGAGGTTCGCATTTGATACGCCATAGATGAGGATACCAAGTTTGCGTAAAGCCTTCACTCGCATAGTTTGCATCGGTGATTTGATAGAATCGCTTCAATGCAACAGGAATAGTCTCATTAAGAGGATTATAGTCTAGCAAGTGCGGTAGTTCCAGTACGTCACCGACCATAAGTTTTCTACCTACAATGTCTATCATATCATTGTAGTGGACAGTGATAAAGATTATATCATTATTCAGGAACAAACCAAATTGGCTTAAGTCAAAGTCTAGATTCTGAACATTGTAGTGACCGCGTAAGCGATAGATGTTCTTGTCATATACTCTATCGCGGTTCTCTAAGAACAGCAAGTCTTGGATGTTTAGTGGATCCAAAGCATCATAATTGGGCTGCGTGAAGTCTGTAGAAGTGTTTCCTGTCTGCGGCCCTAAATACTTGTGAATATACAGATCGGTACCTCCGACAGTCAATTGCTCGGAGATAGTTCTGTCTAGAAAACGATAATCGTCTTGCTTATTCGGACGGTATAATGATAACTTTGGCATATAGTTATTTATCGTAAAAAACGGTTGACACGGGTTCGCAATAATGATACAAGCGTAATTGCAACCACAGAAATGAAAGGTTAGTATATGAAACTAGGCCCGCAAATGAAGGAAAAATTCTTTAGCGAAGGTTATTCTCTGCCCACTTGTATCAATCCTGGATGCATTCGGCCGGTGATGGTTAGAGATTGGAAAAATTGGTCTATCAAATCAGAATGCGGAACTTGCTATAAAGCTAGAACGACTGGGTTTTTTGGCCCGGCGATGGCGGGCATTACGATTCACAAAAAAGAATACTGTGAAAACGCAGATGGCCGGCTGGGTTGGAAATGCCCCGTACCATCAAAGTCGTGGAAAAATCTAGACATGCTCAATGCATTGGATTTAGAGCATCTTGACGGAGACCATTTCAATAATGTTCCGGAGAACGTAGACACCATTTGTAAACTCTGCCATGGTAAAAAGTCAGTAATGAACAACGATTTTTCCAACCAAAAGAATTCAGCAAGAAAAATAGTTCATTAATCGGTTGACAACGGTTACCCAAAATGCTATAACAAGATTATAGCAAGGAGACAATTGATGACCGAACAAGAAATCATAGAATCGTCTGCGTTCAAGGTTCTCAATCATATGATTGATGAAAAGGCTGAGTATATCACACGCTACCTCCCCTTCTTTAAGGACGAAGTAAACCGACTATTTGAACCGGAAACCAAGTATAAGGGTTATCTTCGCACTCGCACCCACGCAGAAGGTGCAACCGAGATTGATCTTCCTGCAAGCCTTCACGATCTTAAGAGTCTCGTTGAGCGGATGGGTGAGGTTTTAAAGCAGGCCGAAGAAATCAACGACCTGCAGAGGCAGAAGCTCCGCCTGTTGAATGACTACGATTTCACCCACGGCGATGATTCCGAACAGCGGAAGATTTTTGGATAATGGAACTGCCGGTGACGGAAGCAACTATGACTACTAACGCATACCTCTTCATGTGGAATCAGTATGGAATTGAAGCCATCGTGCCAATCACACAGTATGAAGAACAAGATAAGTTTGATACTTGGAATATTCTCAAGGGTGATAAGCCGGGCAAGAATCCACTTGACGATATCCTTATGTCCATGCAACTTAGGGCACGATTCAATCCCGGCCGCCACTATGAAATCTACGCCATGGATTGTGAAGACGGTATCACCAATGAAGATTTGTTTGCCATGTGGGACAGTAACCCGCAAAATGCAGCAGACCTAACTCGTGAAAAAGGTGTCTGTATGTTTAGCGGGCGCAAACCACTACATGAAATCAAAATTAGGTAATTTTTTGGTTGACAATTACCTATGGCTATTGTATAGTGTATAAGTAATCTGAAATTCAGGAGATAAACATGGCTCGTCGCCCCGCCCTCATTAAAGCTAAAGCTTCTAAGAAGACTGTCCGTGCCCCTCGTCGTGGCGTTAACCGTTTTAGCTTGGTGCCTACAGACAATTGGGAAAAGGCAAGGTTCTTTGTCCACTATGATCTTGAGCGCAAGGATTGCGGTACTAAGGTCAAGGAATACATCAAGAAGAATTTCCCTAAGGACTACTTGACTAAGATCAATCGTCTTCCCGACTGGAAGGTTGATATGCATAGTCATTGGGCTACCACTGCACATTTGCTTGAAGTCAATCCTGACATTATCCCTGACAACTACAAGACTGGCATTGTGAAGTGGGTTGAAGGTCTTGCTGCCGAAGGTGCAGAACTCAAGGCTAAGAAGGAAGAAACTGACGGCGAAGAAAAGCCCAAAAAGGTCGTCAACATTCAGGAAGTAATGCGTGAAAAGGCTGACGAGGCCCTTAGCGACATTGAACTGATTTGGGACGAATTCATTGACGCTAAGTATCCTAAGGACTTCAATCTCAACCGTCGTGCAATGTCTGCTCTTGAAAAGCGCAACGTTCTTCCCCAGCATATCGCTGCTGCGATTAAGCGTTGGGGCCATCTTCTTGATGAATTTCGTGAAGCCCAGGCAGGCAAAGATGAACAGCTTAACGAAGCATACTCTAACATTGGCAAGCTGCAAATGCGCTATGCTATCAAGCTGATTGAAGAAATCGTTGCAGAACTGAATGGATACATCGCACTCAAGAAGACTGTGAAGAAGCCCCGTGCTAAGAAGGCTGTTCCGGTCGAGCGTGTCGTTGCTAAGCTTAAGCACTGCAAGTCGTTCAAGGATGATGCACTCAAGCTTGAATTGACTGGTCTAAGCCCCGTTAAGCTTCATGAGAGCACCGAAGCTTGGGTCTATGACACTAAGAAGCGCAAGATGCATCACTATGTCGCAGACGATTATAGCAAGTGCCTGATGGTTAAGGGTAACACTGTGATTGGCTTTGACAAGAAGGAATCGGGTGTTAAGACGCTTCGCAAGCCCGTTGAACAGATTAAGGCACTGATGGGTAGTAAGCCTGCTGCTCGTAAGTATTTCAAGGAGATCAAGGCTGTTGAGGCTGTACCTAATGGTCGCTTCAACGCTGATATGATCATTCTTAAGGCATTCTAAAAGGAAAATATATGACAACCCAAATTGATCTAAACAAGTACGCAGACTTCGTCCTCACTGTATGCAGTGATCAGAGTAAGGACCTAGCTGCCCTCATTGAACGCCTTAAGGAGCTTGATGCTTCTAGTAACGTCAATATTGCGTTACTAATGACAGCAAGCACTGGACTCGGCAGTGAAGGTGGCGAGTTTGAAGAAATCGTTAAGAAGATCCTCTTCCAGGGCAAACCTCTCAATGAGGACAACATCTTCCATATGAAGCGTGAACTGGGCGACATTGCTTGGTACTGGGCTAATGCTTGTAACGCACTCGGACTTGACCCTAATGAAGTGCTTGCTGAAAACGTAGACAAGCTACAGTCACGCTATCCGGGTGGTAAGTTTGATGCTCACTACAGCGAAAACCGCAAAGAGGGCGATCTATAATGAGTTGCCCTGTAATTTCAAAAGTTGTTGCTGAACACTTCGGGGTTGATCTAGTCAGCGATCAGGACCACCTAGTAGATGATTTGGGCGGCGACGATCTTGACGTTATTGAATTAGTAATGACGCTTGAAGAAACGTTCAATATTTCCATTACCGACGATGAAGCGGAAAATCTATACACTGTTCAGGATGTGGTCAACTGTGTGCAGACTAAGGAGAAGGAAGCTTTTAAGCTTTAGTAACCCTAAAAGAGAATAAAGGTCATGACGTTTCCTGATAAATAACTTTAACAGGAAACGATTATGGCAGCAGACCCACTAGCAACACCAACTAACTACGACCTAACACAGCTTAAGGAAGGTCTCTTTGAGAACCTTCGTTTACGTTTGGGCGGCGATATCATTGATCTTGAACTTGATCCAGACCATTACGAAGCTGCATACAACTATGCAGTAAAGCTTTATCGTCAAAGAGCGCAGAACGCAACGATTGAAAGTTATACCCTTATGCGTGTTGAGAAGAACGTGTATGAGTACACACTGCCAGAAGAGTTTATCAACGTTCGTGCATTATTCCGTAGAACAGTAGGTCTTGAAACTGGACCTAGCTCTACTGCGTTTGATCCGTTCTCTAGTGCCATTCTGAACACTTACCTGTTGAACTATAACTATACAGGCGGTATGGCTACATACGACTTCTATGCCGGTTATGTTGAACTTGCAGCACGTATGTTTGGTGGTTATGTAACTTACACGTTTAACCCAGTAACCAAACTACTGAAAGTGGTTCGTGACTTCAAGGGTTCAGGTGAACGCATTCTTATCTGGGCTGATATCCAGCGTCCTGAAATTGAACTTATTCAGGATCCTGGTGCAGGTGTTTGGATTGGTGATTATACTCTTGCTGTTCTGAAGGGCATCATCGGTGAAGCTCGTGAAAAGTTTGGAACTATTGCAGGCCCAGGCGGCGGCACAAGTTTGAATGGTTCTGCTATGAAGGCTGAATCTAAAGCCGAGCAAGAAAGATTGATTGACGATCTACGTAAGTATCAGGATTATTCACAACCACTAACTTGGATTCAAGGATAAGGCTTGACAATCTAATATTCTTATGTTATAGTATAAGAATGATTATAGGAATTACAGGACTAATCGGGTCGGGCAAGGACACTGCCGCAGACTATCTTTGCACTTTTCATGGTTTCAAGAGAATGAGTTTTGCGGGCGCATTGAAGGATGCGGTTGCAGTCATTTTCAATTGGGACCGAGAACTTCTTGAGGGTTCAACTAAAGCAAGCCGAGAATGGCGAGAGGAAGTTGACGTTTGGTGGGCAGAGCGTCTTAATATCCCTCATCTTACTCCCCGCTGGGTACTACAGCAATGGGGAACAGATGTTGCTCGTAAAAGCTTTCACAATGACATTTGGGTTGCTAGCGTAGAGAATAGACTACGAAATATCAAGGACGATATCGTTATTACTGATTGTCGTTTTGCCAACGAGTTAGTCGCCATTAAGAATGCAGGTGGTATCACTATGCGAACTCATCGCGGCGAAGAACCTGAATGGTTGTCTACAGCCGCATTGTTTAACCATACACCAAATAGTATAGTTAAGGACAATCTTAAAGCTGTTTTGGAAAATGAGTATGGAGTACACGCCAGTGAGTATAGCAGCGTGGGTATAGCATATGATTATGACTTAGACAACAACGATACGATTGACCATCTACATAAGCAGATAGAATCAATAATCAACCGTTAAGTCGCCCCTCTTCCAAGTGACTTCTTTCTTCTTGACTACTTCAACGCAGTTAAGGCAGATAGTCCTCAGATTATTGAAAGCAACATTGTTAAGATCGCCGTCAATATGAAAGACGGTCATTTGACTAGGATACAAACTCTTGAAGCCGCACAAATCACAGTGCGGCTTTTTTTTATATCCAGCCTTCTCCCAGTTTGGTCTTAGTGGCTTTTTCTTAGCCTTCTTCTTACCACAGCTATCACATATGCTGCGATAGTAAGTTTTTCCGTTACGGATATAATTGATTGCTCTGTAATTCTTATTACAACTACTACAGATAGGTCGCTTAAGCATAATATTATTTATGCATTTATACCTTTAAAGGTTCGGTTAAACCAAGTTTTTTGATTTATAAACTAAATACTCATTAGAATCTTGATATGTATATATCAAGGTAGGTGGTAAACCTCATAATCATACAAAAGGAAAAATAATATGGCACTAGCATCTCCAGGTGTAGAAGTTACAGTAATTGACGAATCTCAATACCTTCCAGCACCGACAAACTCTATTCCCTTTATTCTTCTAGCAACCGCAGAGAATAAAGCTAACCCAACTGGTACAGGTATTGCTCAGGGTACAACTGCCGCTAATGCAGGCAAGCTATTCCAAGTAACCAGTCAGCGTGACCTTGTTACTCTATACGGTAACCCGTTCTTCTATTCTACATCAAATGGTACTCCAATTCAGGGATATGAATTGAACGAGTATGGTTTGCTAGCTGCATATTCTGCATTGGGAATCACCAACAGAGTATTCTGCTTGAGAGCCGACATTGATCTTGCAAGTCTAGTTGGTCAAACATCAAGACCAACTGGAAATCCAGCAGCCGGAGCTTACTGGCTTGACACAACAACTTCAACTTGGGGAATCAATGAGTTTGACTCAGTAACTGGTCAGTTTAACCTGAAGACTCCTATTGTAATTACTGATCCAACGTTCTTAAGTGGCGGTTATCCAGTTCAGAGCTTGGGTATCCCCGGTGACTATGCAGTTAATGCAATTCCAACTTACGATTTCCCAACTGCTGCAAGTGCAGTTCAATTCTTCTACAAGAACACTGCAAACAATTGGGTATCAATCGGATCTCAAGCATGGTTAGCTTCATGGCCAACTGTACAAGGAACTAACGCTCCTTCTACATTGACAGCCGGTAATACGTTAACTATCCTTATTAACAATGCAGTAGGACCAACCATCACTGTTCCTGCAGGCCCAGATAATACTGTAGCTAATTTGGTATCTCAGATCAATGCATTGAACTATGATTATCTTTCAGCCGCGGTTGTTGGTGGAAAGCTTCAACTGTTCTCTACACAAAATGCTTCAACACTAAGTAATAACGTACCTTATAGATTAGGAATTTCAGGAACCGGCACTATTTTAGCTGATTTGGGAATTTCCTCAGGTGTGTATTCACAGCCCGGTTTCTCATATGGTACTTCTGCATTCCAGCCATTATGGCAAACTGGACAGACATATCCTAGACCAACCGGTTCAGTATGGATTAAGGTTGGTTCAGCAGGATCAGGTTTAAACACTGTTGTTTCAGAATGGGATGCGGTAACACTTAACTGGGTTCCTAAGACAGTATCATATGCTACCTCTGACGTAGCTGCAATTAGTGCATTAGACTCAACCGGCGGTCAAAACATTCCAGCCGGAACAGTTTATACACAATATGCATACAATCTTGATCCTGTTGCTATTGATAACGATCCTCCCCTATATTACTGGGAAAGAATTGCAACCGGACCTACTATTATCACCGGTAGTGTATCTAACCCATCATTCACTAATGGCTCGTACACTTTAAGAGTTTTAGTTTCTATTCCCGGAAGCGCCAGCTACGGAGTCTACACCATGGCTTTGGGAGATAATACCGACGCAACAGATTTTGTCAATGCATGGAACGCTTCTGCTATTCCTTACACCACAGCGACTCTAACAGATGCGGATGCTATCCAGCTAACTCACACTACTGGCGGTGTAATTATTTTAAGTGATTTTGATGATTCTACTGGTGTAAGTTCAGGTTTGATTGAAGATGCAGGATTTGTAATCGGATCAACAGTCGGTGTCAAAGAAGGTCCTAGCTTTACTACTAGCTTCCAGCCAACCCAAACTTCAACTAGCGGTGTGGGTAGCAGTTTGTCATTGAATGTACAGGTAGGGTATCAAAAATACTATGTTAACCCAAATACTTTCCCGAATGGTGGTTCAGGCTACGTAGTCGGAGATACAGTAACAATCAGCGGTACTCAGTTGGGAGGGGCTACTCCTGCTAACGATTTGGTAGTTAAAGTAGTTTCTGTAAACACCGGCGTAGTGACCGGAGTTACTGTAGTAAGTGGGACTGCTGCTCCTATGTATCAGACTCAGCTTTCAAACTGGGTAGAGTTTGACATGACTGCTAATGAAGGTGCACCAGTTTCATCACCTGATAATTTAACCAACTGGTTCTACTCAGTAGTAGATGAAGTTGATATCATGGTTAAAACAACTGCAGGTTGGAGAGGATATCGCAATGCTGATTACGATAGCAATGGTTTCCCACTACCATCAGGTGTCAATGCAACTGATCCTAACGGTCCACTCGTAAGTGCAAGTGAGCCAACACTACAGTCAGACGGTACTGCTCTTGTATACGGTGATATTTGGATTGACGTAAGTGATCTTGAAAACTATCCAATCATCAATCGTTGGCAATCAGTAGACGGCACTGACAAGTGGGTTCGCATTGATAATAGCGACCAAACTAGTTCATCAGGTATCGTCTTTGCAGATGCACGTTGGGCAACTAACGGCACAACAAATCCTGCAAATGATCCTATTCCATCAATCGTAAGCTTACTAACAAGCAATTACCTAGATGTTGATGCACCTAATGCTAATCTATATCCAGTAGGTATGCTATTGTTTAATACTCGTCGTTCTGGCTACAATGTTAAGCAGTATCGCACTAATTACTTTAATGCTGACAGATTCCCAGATGAAGTGCTTCCAACTGAAAAGGATGCATGGGTATCAGTAAGCGGGCTACAGTCAAATGGTGCACCTTATATGGGTCGCAAGGCTCAGAGAGCGATGGTTGTTCAGGCAATGCGTGCAGCTATCGACACCAATACTGCAATTCGTGACGAAGATAACGCATTCAACATGCTCGCAACTCCTAACTATCCTGAACTACAGCCTAACATGGTTGTACTCAACAACGATAGAGGACAGACTGGATTCATCATTGGTGATACACCAATGAGACTAGCAGATAGTGCTACTGACATTCAGGCTTGGGCAACTAATGCCGCTGGTGCAACTTCAACCGGTGAAGATGGTCTTGTAACTCGTGACACTTATATGGGTCTATTCTATCCATCAGGAATCGCCCCAGACTTGTCAGGTAATCTTGTAGCAGTTCCCCCATCACACATGATGATCAGAACTATGCTACGTAACGACAATATTGCGTATCCTTGGTTCGCACCAGCTGGTACTCGCCGCGGTGTCATTGACAATGCTACAAGCATCGGATACATTGACGCAGCAACCGGTGAATTCCAAGTCATTAAGACAAGAATCGGAATTCGTGACGTATTGTACACGAATCAGATTAACCCACTTGTCTTCTTCACTGGAAACGGACTATTGAACTATGGTAACAAGTCAAGCTTCAATTCACAGTCAGCACTTGACAGAATTAACGTTGCAAGACTTATCGCTTATATTCGTCGCCAATTGACAATTGCAGCAAGACCGTTCGTCTTCGAACCAAATGATGCATTGACAAGACAAGAAATCTCAGGTGTCATTGAGACATTGATGGTTGACCTTGTAGCTAAGAGAGGTATTTATGACTATCTCGTAGTCTGCGACGAGTCAAACAACACACCAGCCCGTATTGACAGAAACGAGCTTTGGGTAGACGTAGCAATTGAGCCTGTTAAGGCAATTGAATTCATCTACATTCCGGTTCGTGTATTCAACACTGGTGAGATTTCAGGCTAATAATGCAGTGGGGGCTTCCTAGCCCCCACTAACAAAAGATAAATACTTATAACAGGAGAATACAAATGGCAACAGCCTCACAATCATTGTTCAACATGACCGTAGCATCTGATAACGCAGGCGGCAACCAAGGTCTGTTGATGCCTAAACTACAGTTCCGCTTTAGAGTCAACTTCTTGAACTTTGGGGTTGATGCTAACGGTGGACTACAGCTTACTAAGCAGGTTATGGACTGCTCAAGACCACAGGTACAGTTTGATGAAGTAACGCTAAACGTTTACAACTCAAGAATGTATCTTGCAGGTAAGCACACGTGGAACCCACTAACAGTAAACATCCGTGATGATGCTTCCGGGTCAGTTTCAAAAGCAATTGGTCAGCAATTGCAGAAGCAGATGGATTTCGTTGAGCAAGCATCTGCTGCTACTGGTCAAGACTATAAGTTCCAAACCAATATTGAGATTCTAGACGGTGGTAACGGCGCTCTTGCTCCTACTGTGCTTGAAACTTGGGAACTATATGGTTGCTTCGTTCAGCAGGCAAACTATCAGAATCTAAACTATGCAACTAGTGAAGCAGTATCAATCGCATTACAAATTCGTTATGATAATGCAATTCAAGCACCTCTAACAAGCGGAGTAGGTCAGCTAGTTGGTCGTGCATTCAACGGTTCTACTGGTATCGCAACAGGTATCGGTGGCACTACTTAATAGTTAGGACACTTTATGTCACTAGGTAACTGGGGCGAAAGTTTACTTAGGTCCGCTGCCGGAGAATTCTTCGGCAGCGAATACCTTAGAGATTACACGCACGCTTCAAAAACTTTTAGACCGAATTCTTATGAGAATTCGCCTAAGTTTAAATTTTTATTTCATACTTATTTTGATATTAATCCAGAAGCATATCCGCAGGCAACTAATTTCGGAATATTAGTAAAAGAAGTGCGCCTCCCGTCATATTCATTGCAGACAGCACAAATGAATCAATACAATAGAAAACGTATTGTTCAAACAAAAATCAGATATGAGCCAATTGATATCACATTTCACGATGACAACGGAAATAATGTTACAAAGATGTGGGAAGCGTATTATCGCTACTACTATAATGATGGTTCAAAGCCCGGCGCAGTTTTGCCAGCCGAAAGAGGCTCTCCTATAGAAAGAACTCAGTTCTTCGACGGTGAGATTACTGAATCTATAGAAAACTATAATTATAGAGACATTTACGAAAAAGCTGAAAATAAAAACTACGATTGGGGATTCAGTGGTGGTAACAATGCTAATTTTGCTGACAGCGGAGTTAAGGTTCCGTTCTTTAGAAACATAACAGTGTTTGGTCTTCATCAACACAATTTCACAGCATACACCTTGGTAAATCCAGTAATTACTAACTTCTCACACGACACATATAATTATGATACTGGTAATGGAGTTATGGAAAACAAGATGACCATAGACTACGAAACCGTTGTATATAATTATGGAAGCTTAGACGGCAGAGATCCTGCAAGTATTGTTACTGGATTTGGTAGCGAACAAAATTACGATAGAACACCAAGTCCGATCATGTCCCCGGGCGCAAATGGTACTGTACTGGGACAGGGTGGGTTGATAGATGCAGCAGGTGGGTTTATCCAATCATTGAAGGATGGAAATGCTGCCGGCGCCGTTTTAAATGCAAATGCAGTATACAATGGGCTTAAAAATCCAAACTTAAAAGAAACTGCTGCGATAGAATTAACCAATTCGTTCCTAACATCACTTACTAATACTCCTAAGAACAGAAATGCACCTTTTTCAGTTCCAGGCGCAAATCAAACACCTGGTGTGGTAGGACTAGCCGGCTTCCCCACAATTGGTGCAAAAAGAAGCCCGGCGCCAATCACTAATGAACCGTTAGCGGGCGAACAATATAACGGAGAAGACTTTAGTGACGTAGCAGGTTTCCCCACTGAACCTATCTTTGGTACCGGACCTATAACAAACACATAAATACTACTATGGCTATATACTCAGTAACAAATCTAGATCAAACTGTCAGACTTTTTGACAATTTCTACACCACTAAGCTACGTGTAAACGCAGCAGACTGGGATGTAGTCTATTCCTATTTTTTAGGAACATCAAAGAATCAGGGTATCGCTAGAAACTTTGCATCACTCTTGTTTAGAATAGCACAAGAAGGAAACTTCAATGTACTGGACCTATTAGCCACTATCAAGGGTACGACTACTAAACTGCAAACTAATCAAGTAATATGCTATTACTTGAATACATTTAGGCCCAAAGCTTCACTATATGGAGTGGGCATTATTCCTAAGCCGAACGAAGCAGTACAGCGCAACGTAGTACAATAACATGGGTAATTGGGCGCAAGGTATATACACACCTAAAAACCCAGAAAAGTACATAGGCAAACACAAGCCTAAATATCGTTCTGGTTGGGAACTCACGTTCATGACTTTTTGTGATACCAACAAAAACATTATATACTGGGCAAGCGAAGCTATGCGTATCCCATACAAGCATCCATTAACCGGTAAACCCACTATCTATGTTCCGGACTTTTTTGTAGTATATGAAAACAAGTTTGGCAAGAAAGTGGCTGAGGTAGTTGAGATTAAGCCCAAAAAGCAGAGCGTAATTGAAAGTAAAGTTGCTAGTGCGAAAGATAGAGCAATCGTTGCGATCAATCATGCTAAATGGAGCGCAGCCGCTGCATATTGTAAACAGCAGGGATTAACTTTTAGAGTCATCACCGAAGATGATATATTCAGGAATGGCTCTAAGTAAATAAATACTTTATGACCAAAAAGCTTGAAGAATTATTTGAACTATCATCTGGGGACAATGACCTCACTATTCCTCTACCTGAAGTCACTGAAGAAGTGACAGAAAATGCACTAAGCACGTTAGATAAGATTGAGGCAGCATTGCCTCAAGTTAAAGGATTAGAAGCTGCTGACAATGAAATGGATGATCTAGCCGCAATGGCCACTGCAAGTTACAAAGACCTTATGGACTTGGGTATGCAGGTTGAATCACGTTTTAGTTCAGAAATCTTTAACAGTGCAAGTAGTATGCTTGGTCACGCTATCACTGCTAAGACAGCCAAGATCAACAAAAAGCTTAAAATGCTTGATTTACAGATGAAGAAAGCACAGCTTGACGCTAAGAATGCAGCAAAAAATGAAGAAGTAGAAAATACTCCATTAGGCGAAGGGCAAGCATTTGATAGAAACGAGTTGCTTAAGATGCTCGCCAACAAAAATAATGAACAGTGATAAATACATAATATAATATTGCAAGGATCCATATGCGTAGCTTAAAACAATATATCATGGAAAGTGTTCACACTTACGATTATACTGTCAAAATTGCGGGACAGGTTGATAAGAACTGGCTTGACATGTTCAAGTATAATCTTAAAAAGTTTGACCCAATTGAAATGTCAGAACCAAAGACTACCCCTATTCAAAAGAGTCCATATGGATTCAATGATGTGTCAAACGAGCCAGTAACTTTAATCAGAGCAAAATTCAGATATCCTGCTACAGAACCTATGATCCAACAGATTGCTCAATTGCTTGGCTACAATGTAAACATGGTTCGTCTTGTAAAAACCGGCTATGATGAGAGCGTCACTTCCGAAATGGAAGGCTATGAAAATCAAATGGATCACAGCCCTGTTCTAACTCATGAAGAACTTGAAGAACAGCCCGGTGCTAAAGAAGCTGCAAAAGCATATGGTAACAGCTATCTTGACAGCATCAAAGAACAAACTAAGGATGACAAGATTGACATTCCTTATGAGGGCAAGAAGACTCCT